CAACATCTGGATCAACTTTGAAGAGAACGTGGTGTGGAATGCAAAACCGAGATATTTCAGTAAGGATGGCAACGGCATCAACAAGGAACAGTTTGCGGATGTGCATAACACCATCGTGGATTACACAGGAGATCCCGACAACATCATTCCTATCCGAGGCATCCCTGTAAACGGCCATGCCATCAATCTGTATCAGCTGAAGATTGACGAACTGAAGGAGACATCTTCCAACAGGGACTTCTCTCAGGGCGGTACAGCGGCAGGCGTTACATCCGGTTCTGCGATCATGGCACTGCAGGAAGCAGGGAACAAGGCCAGCCGAGTGATCATCAAGGGCAGCTACAGATCCTTTACAAGAATTGTACGCATGGTAGTTGAATTGATCAGACAGTTCTATGACCAGCCCAGAGAATTCCGTATCACCGGAGAAAATGGTGATGCATTCGTTATGTACGACAACCGCAACCTGAACCCTGCATCCAACATGGTGATGGGCGTGGACATGGGCGGAAGAAAGCCTGTGTTCGACATCAAGATCACAAGCCAGAAATCCTCTGTATTCAACAGAGCGGCGCAGAACGAACTGGCGAAGGAGATGTATGCTGCAGGATTCTTCAACCCTGAGTTGGCTGACCAGGCATTGGTGGCTATGGAAATGATGGACTTTGAGGGCAAGGAAACCATCATGAAGAAGGTTACGGAAAACGGCACAATGGCACAGCAGTTACTGCAGATGCAGATGCAGATCGCTCAGATGGCAGGCATCATCGACCAGACAATGGGCAGTAATCTGAGTGGAGCAGTAGGTGGACAGCCTGTACAGCCTCAGATGCCTCCACAGGGCGGTTCTGGAAAGACAATCGATGAAAGTGGTAACGAGGTAAACAAACGCAGTGTAGCGAGTCTGAACAAGGCGAAAGAGAGGGTATCTGAGGGAACGAAGGTGTAAGACATGACTGATATCAGATGGTACTGGGAGAATGATGAATTCGGTATCTGTGCCGAAGGACACGCAGAGTACAACCCCGGCAACGACATTGTATGCAGTGCGATCAGCTGCTTGTTACAGACACTGTACGCAGGGTTGGAGATGCAGTGCTTCACTCCTGTGGAACACAGGCAGGAGAGTGGAAAGTTCGTGCTGAACGGCAAGTGCAGATATCCGCATAAGGACAGGGCTGTGGTAGTGTTCGACACCATCCTGTATGGACTGGAACTGATCGCAGAACAGCATCCCGATAACGCAAGAATCAAAAGAGTGAGAGGGGAGGGGGAAACCCCTTCCAAAACGCTTTATGATAAAAACGAACACAAGATATGACACGCTGGAAAGACAGCAGTTACTTAAGACACATCGGAAAGACGATAGCATGAGACACGCCGGAGAGACGGCAGGGAGGTAGTTATATGAAATGCAGAATGGATCTGAGACTGTTCGATGACGGCGGCGCAGGCGCAGCGGTTGGCTCTACTGCAGGAGCAGAGGGTACAGGAACGGCTGGTGGCGCAGACGGTGCAGGAACAGAAGGCAATCAGCGAGACTTTGGAGCAGAATTCGACTCTCTGATCAAGGGCGAATACAAGGATGCCTATGACAAAAAGGTACAGGGCATCATCAAAGACAGACTGAAAGGCAGTAAACAGACAGAATCCAAACTGAAGGATGCAGAGGCTCTGCTGAATTTGGTTGGGGAGAGATACGGATGGGACGGCAAGGACTACAATGCACTGAGAACTTCTCTGGAGAGCGACAAGGCTTATCTGGAAGAAGAAGCTCTGGCGAAGGGCATGACAGTGGAGCAGTTGGCCGACATGAAACGCATGGAGCGAGAAAACAAAGCCCTGAGAGAACAGCAGCGACAGGCGGACGAAAGAGCTGCCTTCGAGCAGAAATTCGCAGGGTGGAACGCAGAAGCGGCAGCACTCGCCAATGTATATCCCAATCTGAACCTGACGGAAGAATTCAATAATCCTCAGTTCGTAAGACTGCTGGACAGCGGTGTAGGCGTGAAAGCGGCATACCAGGCTGTACACTTCGATGAACTGATGGGCGGAGCATTGCAGTACACAGCACAGCAGGCACAGAAGGCTGCGCTGGACGGCGTTAAAGCCAACGGAATGAGACCAAACGAAAACGGAACGAAGGGAAGCCATGGGGCGAGTCAGAAGATCGATGTGACCAAACTGACAAAGGAAGATCGCATGAGACTGGCTGATGAGGCGAGAAGAGGTAAGACTATCACCTTCCGCTGACCGGTGATCCCTTCAAACATATGAGGGGGTAAAACAATGAGAACATATGAAATGAACCTGAGACTGTTCGATGTTATGACAACACTGACAGAATCCCTGTCCGCAGAAATGAAAGTTTACTACGATGATGTTCTGCTGGACAATGCAAAACCTAATCTGGTACATGACCAGTTCGGTCAGAAAAGACCAATCCCTGCAAACAGGGGCAAACAGATCGAATTCAGAAGATATACATCTCTGGAAAAAGCACTGACACCTCTGACAGAAGGCGTAACACCTGACCCTAACAGCCTGACAGTAACAACTGTAACAGCGGAGGTGGCTCAGTATGGTGACTGGATCTCTCTGTCTGATGTACTGCTGCTGACAGCCATCGACAACAACCTGGTTGAAGCGGTTCAGCTGCTGGGCGATCAGGCTGGCAGAACACTGGATACGATCACAAGAGACGTTATCAATGGTGGTACTAACGTACTGTATGCTCCTAACGGCACAGATGCAGTTACTTCCAGAGCTGACATCGAAGCAACATCCCTGCTGACAACACAGCTGGTAATGAAAGCGGCTGCGATCCTGAAGGGAGCAAACGCATCCACATTCGACAACGACTTCGTTGCGATCATCCATCCTTATGTTGCATACGACCTGATGCAGGATGAAGGCTGGAAAGACTGGCACAAATACACAAACCCTGAAAACGCATACGAAGGCGAACTGGGTAAGATCGGCAGAGTAAGATTCGTGGAATCTACAGAAGCAAAGATCTGGGCCAACGAAGACAGCGGCGTTTCCGTATTCTCCACACTGGTGATCGGTAAAAACGCATACGGCGTAACAGAAGTTGAAGGCGGCGGTCTGGAAACAATCGTAAAACAGAAAGGCTCTGCAGGCACAGCCGATCCACTGGATCAGAGAGCATCCGCAGGCTGGAAAGCAATCAAGACAGCAGAAATCCTGTCTGAAGAATTCATGGTAAGAATCGAATCTTCTTCCAGCTTCTCTACAGCTGCGGCTAACTGATACATACTGATATCAGAAGGAATCACTGCAGGCCATGAGCGAAACTAAGGAGGTTATCCGAGAATGGCAGAAAAAGACAATATGACAAAAGCAGAACTGCAGGCGATGATCGATGAAATGAAAACGATCAACGAGGAATACAAAAAAGAAACAGAAGAGCTTCGCAAGGAGATCGAAAATCTGAAAGACAACCAGACAGTGGCCCAGAAGGATATGTCCAACGGCATGAAACAGGCACTGCTGGAAAGAAACTTTCAGAAAGCGATGCTGGAAGCGAAGAAAGACACAGTGAAGATCACACTGCCTCTGCTGCCCGGCAGAGATGACGAGGAAGAAGCAGTATGCGGAGTAAACGGCGTTCTGTGGAAAGTCAGAAGAGGCGAAGAAGTGGAAGTTCCCAGATGTGTTGCGGAAGTATTCCAGAACGCAGACAAGCAGAAACTGGAAGCCATGAAGCGCAGAAAGGGCCTGCAGAAAAAAGCTGAAAAGAATAAATGAAACTGAAGAGGGTGGAGGGAAACTTCCACCTTTTCTTTTTAGGAGGTGAAAAGGGATGATTTCTGTAATTGGCAAACAGCTGATCTTCCCGAATGAGGAACAGAGATTTGTGATGGGTGACGGCGAGACAACAAGCCGCACATTCGTCATTAACAGATATGAGGCAGACAGGATCGATCTGTCTCCCCTGATCTTCCGCCTGGATGTGAGGTACAAAGGCGGCCAGAAGGATACGCTGCTGCTGACAAAGGTTGTAGAAGATATGCTGCTGAAGCTGCACTGGAGTGTGAAAGCCAGCGATCTGAAGGAGAATGGAACAGTATTTGTGGCACTGAGATCCTTTGATACGGATGGTGTGCTGAAATGGACCAGTGATGAAACCCCGATCTTCGTAAACAACATTATCGATACACCTTCTGACTGGGAAGGCGACCTGACGGAGCTGGAGCAGATGGAAGGATTGATCAGCGGTGCTGTAGAGAATGCGGAAAGGGCGGTACATAATGCGGAGCTGGCGGTTGAGAAGGCTGTGGAGACCGTAGAAGGTGTGGAAGAAGCGAAGGAAGCGGCGGAAGCGGCGGCAAGTGCGGCACTGGCGGCGGCGGAAGTGGCTCTGAAAGCGGAAGGCCCACAGGGTGAAACAGGCCCGAAAGGCGATAAAGGCGACAAGGGGGATAAAGGTGA